AAAACTGTAGAAGATCTTGCTAATAGCTACAAAGAACTAGAAGGTAAGCTTGGTTCTGTTACAGAAGAAGATCAAGTATCTGAATCAACAGAAGAAACTACAGGAGTGCCAGAAGGGTATGAAGATTATTATCAAGAAGATGGAACTGTAGATTACAACTCTGTAAATGAAAACTATGGAGAAATTTTAGGAGAGATATTTAAAGAGAATAGCATTGACCCATACAAGATCAGTGCTGAGTTTCATAAGAACGAAGGAGAGATACCAGAAGAAATGTATCAATCTTTATTAGATGCGGGTCTATCTAAAAATGCTGTTGATTCATACCTTACTGGTAGGGCAGCAGAGATGGGATATGCAGAAGGTGAAGAAAGTGCAGTTGAAGAACTGGCACAGGAAGAAGTAAAAGGTATTAGAGATTCTATAGGTGGAGATGAAGCCTATGGCAAGATGGTTAGTTGGGCTTTAGAAAATTTATCTAAACCAGAGATAGAAGCTTTCAATGAAGCAACAAACACAATGTCTGGACCACAACTAGGTATGATGGTACAAGGATTATATACTAGATATCAAAACGCTATGGGAGTTGAACCAAGTCTTTATTCTGGAAGACCTGCTGCTGGTGGACCTACACCTTACAGATCAACAGCAGAGGTGGTAGCTGCTATGTCTGACAAGAGATATGGTAAAGATGTTACATACACCGAAGACGTACAAAGACGTTTAGGTGGTAGTGATGTATTTGGCTAATGGCTAAGTTATGTGCTAGAGGAAAAGCAGCAGCAAAGCGTAAGTTCAAGGTCTATCCTTCTGCTTACGCTAATGCTTATGCTGTTAAAGTTTGCAAAGGACAAGTGGCTGTTGGTGGCAAGAAAAGAGTTGCTAGTGGTTACACAAGAAAATCATTGAGGATTTAACTATGCCATTAAAAGGTAAACAGTACAAACTAGATGTTGATGGTGATAAAAAAATCACTAGAAAAGATTTTATGATCTTATCTAAAAACTCTAAAAAGAAAAAAAAGAATGGCAAAGCTAACACCT